GGCATTCACCTCCGCCTCACATCGGGATGATGCACGGCGGATGGCCTCGCGCTCCAGCAGTACGGCAGTGGACGATTCCCCAGCGATACCCAGCATCTCGCGCTCTGTGGCCCGCTCAATGCGCCACGAAAGTGCCTCGATTTGTTTAGCTGCGTCCGATTTGATATGGCTGATGCGATTGGCCTTGGCTCGATTGGCTGCTGCGAGCTGGTCATGCACCAGGCTTACGCCGTTGTAACTCCACTCTTCCGATTGCGTCATGTCAAACCCATCGGGTGCTGCTTGCATAATGCAGCCTTCACGGGTGTAACTTGCATCCGGTGTTGCACCAATGATGCGACCTGTCTGTGTTTCGATGATAAGCATAAATTCTCCTTAGTCCATGACCACATATCGCAAGGTGACGGCGTAGTTGGGTTCGCCGTTCGCACCATCAAGGCATATCAAGTCCGTCACGGCCATGATATTTTTGAAACATGTGGTGGTGTAACGATGGCCCTTTGAGTCTGGACCCGTCGCATTGCCCACCGTGCCCTGCTTGGTGGTGAATTGTATGCCGTAAGATGTGTTATTAGTGTTCATCACAACATCTAGCAACAAGCTTTTTCCCGTGTCGAATGATGTTCCGGGTGATTGAGCAACGTTGGTTGCAGCCGATGTGACTGCTTTATTGGCAACAAGCCAGTCGTAAGCCACTGCTGACGCAGCAATCGCGCCCACGGCGGTATCGGATACCCACACTGCATTTTTTGCAGTCAGGCTGTTGAATACCGCATTCATAGCTATGCTGGAGGCTGCTACAGCATTCATAGCTATGCTGGAGGCTGCTACAGCATTCATAGCTATGCTGGAGGCTGCTACAGCATTCATAGCTATGCTGGAGGCTGTTACCGCATTCATAGCCATGCTGGAGGCTGCTACAGCATTCATAGCTATGCTGGAGGCTGCTACAGCATTCATAGCTATGCTGGAGGCTGTTACCGCATTCATAGCCATGCTTGATGCAACTACAGCGTTCATTGTCGTGCTGTAGGCGGCCACAGTCGCCATAGCCGTGCTGGAGGCAATTACAGCATTCATTGCCGTACTTGATGCCGTCACAGCCGTCATTGCCATGCTGGAGGCAACCACAGCATTCATTGCCGTGCTGGAGGTTGTTACAGCAGCCATAGCCGTACTGGAGGCGGCCACAGCTGAAATACCATTCGGTGCTGTAACCAGTTGTTCAAACAGCGTTAAATTGGCAGGTGTTCCAAGCCATGTTTCCAGGCTCGCGCCTGTCACAGCAGGATCAAGCAGAAACTCAAGCGACACGGGCGAACCATTGAGCATCACAAAATGCTTGTAGGCGCGAACGGTTTCCGCATAGGTCGGGGCAATTAGGGCGGTACTCATTTAGACCTCCGAGGCGGACATGCCCGTTAGCTGTCCGCTGGCGCTGTAGGTGTATGTTTCGGTGCGTGTCACCCCGCCAAAAACAATCACCAGCGTTGCCACGCGACCGCTCGCATCGTAGCTCGCGGTGGTGACGCGGTCGCCAGTGGGCAGGGTTTCGGTCACGGTGTTCACGCGGCCTTGGCTGTCGTAGGTGGTGGCGACGGCCAAGGCGGGTTTAATCGAGTTAATCAGCGGAACGACAGCTGCATTGACCTCAGCCATCACGCTATCGCGGAAGCCTTGCGCATCGCTTAAAAGCTGGTCGAGCAGTGCGCTGGACTGCTCCAGCGTCGGCACTAGCGCGGCATTGATGCGCACTAGGCCGAAGCTCGTGACCTCGCTCACTGCGTCCGCCCAGCTTATTTTAAGCGCCTCGATGTCCGCGATGCGCGCATCCAGGTCTTGCAACAGCGGGTTGAAGTACCGCTCTGACAGCGGCGTTACGCCGTCTCGCATGCGGTATTTTTCAAACCGGGTGGGCATATCAGGCGCCCACCTTGGTGGCGCTCGCTATAGCCTCCGCGTGCGCCTTGACCACATCGCCGCGCAGGGTGACGACGTGGCCTGGGTGCATGACCTGGCCAAACAGCTCCATACGGGCCTTGAGTTCGACGCGGTACTGGGCCGCGTCATCGATGTCTTTCAGGTCTTGTGCGGTCATGGTGTCACTCCTTACAGCGCAACGTCGGTGCGTTCGGTGATGGTGTAGGGCGCGGAGCCGGACGAGCGCGCTCCGCTGACCTTGACCTGATAGCTGCTGATGGCGGCGGCCGGCGCAAAACTGAAGGTCACGCGCTTGTCTTCGCCGCCCGGCTCGTCCTTCCAGACCGTAGCGGACGGGGTGATGGTCGATCCGCCGGAGAGCAGCACACAGTCAAGCGTGTGGTTTGCCGCGTCCCACCCGGACACGACGACCTGCACCTGGATGCTGCTGCTGGCGGCAGACAGGGCGCGGGCTGCGCTCACATGGGCCAGCGCCGTGGCAGGCCTCGACCCGGTGATGGCATTGCTTGCAGCCTCGAACGCCGGGGCCATGTCCGAGGTGCCGAGCAGCACGGCGCGCAGCGGCACAATGTCAGGGCTTCCCGAGAGCACCATTGACGCATCGCCCAAGGCGTACCACCTGCCGCCCACCTGCACCTCGTATTGCAGCTCGCAGCCGGACGGGACGACCTGCGGCGCATTGATTGCAAGGTCGGTCATGCCGCCAGCCAGGCTGATGCTTTGCAGCGCGATCTCGGTGCGTGCGCGCTCGAACTTCGCCGCGTAAAGGGTAAACATCAGGTCTTTTGTCAGGTCGCCCTGCATGTAATCCCCGTCCGTGCCGTAGAACAGCGTCCCCTGTGTGTAGCTGCTGCCGGATACGGTGGCTGCGCGGTGGTCGCCTTGAGTGATGAGCACCAGCGCGTATCGCTTGCCGGCCTCCAGCAGTACGGGTGGGACTTCAACGGCAGTTTCTACCGGGTATTTTTTGAGACTGGCGACGGGAACAGTGACATGGGTCAGTGCTTTACCGAGCACGGGCTTGCCAGCCTCGGTCTCGCACACAATGACACTGATGTCGCCAGACGCACCCACCTGGGTCAGGTTCAGCCCAACGCGCGTCAGCCACATGGAGTTAGGGACAAGCATAGTCTGCGCGATGATTGCGCCATTAATGCTATTCGTCACCTGCTCAAGCTTATATGTGGTTTCCTGGTGCGATGTGTAATACCCATAATAGGAGTATGGCGACCGGTCATTGTAGTAGTTCCAATACCACCTGTTATACCAACTGGACGAGTAGTTATAATGCCAGCCATAATGGTACTGCCACACCGTGCGGACGTATTTTTTAAGCCCCGTGGTCTGGAATTGATACTGGCTGATGGAAACATCGCCGGAATATCCAGACGTTTTGATCCTCGCCTCGGGGGTGAATTTCGGCAGGACAAGTCCGTCCTCAAAACGCATCACGCCGGGGTCGTACGGGTTGAACATCCCGAGCGGGGCCACGGCCTGTCCGGCGACAGGGAACAGCAGTCCATTTTTGACCAGCGCGCTGTAGCCGATGGCGGCTTTGTCGGTCTGCGTCTCGTCACCGAAGCCATCGCTGCTGTAGCTCGCGTAACCGCTCGGCAGGTTGAGCGCCTCTTTCACGCGGGCAAGGTCGAGGCTCATCTCAACCAGGTTTTCGCGCGTGGCAAGGCCATCGGTTTTCCGGGCCAGCGCCGACAGGTCGGTGGCGATGGAGCTGATGCGCGGCTCCGCTTGGGCCTTCCACGCCTCAAGCTGGACGGCGCGGGCCTCGTGGTCGGCAAGGGAGGGCAGCTCGTATCCAGACAGCATCTCCACGCGCTCAACGCCGGTCGGCAGAAGGTGGACATAGGCCACGGCGAGGGTGCTGGACTGGATGGCCGGCGGCTGCGGGTCAACCGACTCTGCACCAGGCAGCACGTTGATATTGCACAGGTTCACGCGCTGCATGGCCACGGCCTGCGGCTGCGTCTCGCCCGTGGTCAGGTCGATCAGGAAGTCTCGCGGCTGCACGTCCACATCGACGGCCTGCCCCCACGCAACCACGGCCAGAATCTTTTTCGTCACCAGCGGCAGGTGCTGGAACAAGTTGATGGTCTGTTGTGCCGCGGCATAGACCTTGCCGTCGGCGTACATGCGGCCTGCCGCGACGTTGATCTCGGTGCCCGATGCGGGGGTCACGACAAGGCCGGTATACCACAGCGCGTCGCTTACGGCGTCTCGCACAAGGTGCTGCATGGCGTCGGCGGCGAACGCCTGCGCGTTGTTCAGGTCTGCGGATTGCAGCTCCTGCCTGTCGCGGAAAATGACCTGCTGTTCCATGATTTACCTCTCGATGATGGCCCCGGCGATGGCCGCGCCGGAGGAATGCTGCTCGCCCGCGCGAATCTCGCGTCGGGTGATGGTGGATAGGGCGATGCGGTCGGAGACGCGGGCCGCGTCCCGCATGTAATCAATCGCGTCTGCGAGCGCGGTCTGGTCGCGCTTGACCACGTAGCCACGAACGTATGGCCCGGCCCATCGGGCAACGTCCATGCGCCCGGTGATGCGCACGTCCACGCGCGCATGATGAGCGGGCATGCCGAGCACGCCCTGCCCGATGAACCGGCCAGCGCCACGCGCATGGACGGCCACGGCGGGATCGAACAGGCGCAGCCTCTGATACAGGCGCTCGCGGGCGCTGGACTGCACCAGGCATCCGCTCGCAGCGTTTTTTGCTGTCCGCGCGCCTACAAACGCCAGGCCAGGGATCATGCTGTCAATATGTCCGCGCTCCGCGATATGCTCTGGGCGCACGTCCAGAGGGTCGAGGCCTGGCGATGTGGTGCTGCGGTGTGTAGTCTCGACCGCGTCAAACCCGGTACCTGCGACGCGCATGGTGTAGATGCGCTTGCCAGCGTCGGATACTGCGGGCCAGCGCGGGTGACGAGCCACGAAGGCCGCGCGTCCGGCGGTGGATGGTGCGGCCACTTGTGTGATGGTGGCGACCTCGACGGTACTGGTGGCCAGTCGGCGCTCGATGGTGTCCAGCTCGGTCGATACCCCGTCACGGATCAGCGTGGCGCGCGACATGATGCGCAGCGCGGCGTCGGACTGGATGAGGAACCGTTGGGCGTGGCCTACGGCAAAGCTGACGCGCCCGCGCCGGCCTCCGGTGCGGTAGCGGTGGATGCGCAGCTCGGGGAACCTTGCGAGGAATTCGGCCCGCTCGGCGGGCGTCGATGATCGGTCAACGAACTGCTTTGCGGGCGGAGTGACAACGCGCACGATCTCGGCGTCGGCATCGCGGGCGGCCCATTGCAGGCCGGCCAGTGTGCCCTTGAGGCGATGGCGACGGAGGCTCGTGCTGATGTGTGCCCTGCGCTCTGCCTCGGTGGCGTGGCGAGGCCATGGCGCATCGTGCGCCCATGCCAGCCATGGCAGCAGCGGCGATGGGCATGCACCTGGGCGCTGCGCCTCGCGGATGGCATCGACATGGACGGCATCGCGGCGCGCGTCACCCGCATGGACGACGGCGCGCTCAATGGGCGTGGCGCTGGACGGCAGCAGGTCAGCCATGGACGATCCTCGTGGCGAGGTCGATGGTCATGCACGCCGCGATCTGCCCGTCGCCCATCACGATGTCACCCGATGGGGACGCGAGCACGACGTTTTTCACGCCAGGCTCCACCAGCGCGGCGATGATCCCTGCGCGGGTCACGTCCATGGCGATGATGCGCAGTGATGCGAGGTGGGCATCCAGCGCGGCCCCGCGGCGGGCGAGGATGGCGTCGGCGTCGGGGCCGGGAAGAACCTCAATGACGGCGGCGATGGCGCATGTGGTGACAGCGGGTGCCTTGACGACGACCTGATCGGTCAGCGGGCGCACGTCATCGCCGTTCAGTCGCGTGCGCACGGCCCCCAGTAGGGTGTGGTCGGACAGCGCCACGGCCCATGCAAGCGCGCTATCGCTATGCGCCCCGAACATGGCTTTACCCACGGCGGCAGCCTGTGGGTCGAGGTCGGAGACTGCATGAGCTGCGCGGGCCAGCACGGCCACATCCACACGCCCAGCGGACGGACTCCAGACCTGCACGTCGATGATGTCCGGCGATACGCCGAGGGCATGCTGGACGTAAGCCCCTGACGGGCCGGCGGCTGCTCTCAGGTGATAAGACTGCTGCACGCGGGCGCGCAGGCGGTCATCGGCCTCGCCGGTCAGGCGCGCCACCTCGGCGGTCGCCGCGAGGTGGTCGAGGTCCGCCCCGCGCGCATAGGCGAGCATGACGGCTGCGGCGGCCTCGTTCACGCGGGCGCGCATGATCATTTCCCCGTAGCTTTCGGCCTCAAGAAACTTGACCAGCGGCTCGGATTCAAGCGCCAGCACGGCTTCAAGGTCGGGCGCAAGGGCGACCAGACGGGCCTTGCGGGCCGCGAGAATCGCCTCGTAATCCAGCACCTCTACCACGCTGGGTGCGGGCAGGCGACTTAGGTCAATGGCGGTGAAGGCGCTCATGCTGTCACCCCGATGGGC